GCGTACCGGTGACACCTGTGGTCAGCGGTAAGCCTGTGGCGTTGGTTAGCGTCCCAGATGTTGGCGTTCCTAAAATAGGCGTAACCAATGTAGGACTGGTTGATAAAACAACCGACCCAGTACCAGTAGAAGTGGTTACACCAGTACCGCCAGACAAGACGGGCAACGCTGCACCCAAAGACAGGGTAGGCAGATAGTCCAGCGCAGACAATACGTTATTAGCGCCATCGGTATAGACCCAGACTTTTTTGCCGTTAGGAATGCTGATGCCACCACCCAGCCCTGTAACCCGAATGGTTACCGCAAAGCCTCCAACCGAGTTGTTAAACACAAGGTATGGCTTTTGGATCTGAGGAACATTAACTGTACCTGCGGCGGTCAGTGTTGCAGTGATGTCCAAAACAAACGCACGGGCTGTCTGCGTTGCATTGGAATCAGACATTGTGTAGGTAGCAACATTAGACGAGAAGTCGCCTGTAGGCAGGGTGGCCTTGCCAACGATAGCCTGTTCAATACCAGTCTGCGTAGCACTGGAGCTACCTAAATTAATGTTGGTTGTTGCACCCCAAATACCGGACTGCGCACCAGTTGGAATTAATTCCAGCTTCAGGTTGGCGGTGTACGTACTTGCCATGATCTATCCTTAATATGAACTACGAATCAACGCTGTGGTTGATGTATTGGCAGGCATTGTGATCGTGAAATTAGTTTGAGTTTTATCAGAACCAAAATCCAACACAGCAATTGATTTATTGCCTTGACTGGCGTTATAAATTAATGCACACCGTGCCGTAATTGTGCCAGTCCAAGCAATGTTTGGAAAGCCCACATATGCTGTGGCATCTGATGAAGAAGTGGTTACCGTAATTGGGCTAAGGGTTGCACCACCCGCCGCATATGGAGATGCCCCAGATGTAGCTGCAACTTCGTTGTCAGAAGAATACACCGTGGTATCTGCGTTTAAATTGGCATTAGCCGTATACAAAGCAATCTTAATTGTATCGGTGGTCAAGTCATGCACGCCCTGATACAACTCGCCTTTAAAGCTGGTGGTTTGTGTTTGGACAATACTCATGAAACTTCAACCCTAGCTTGGCCAGTGCGGTACGCATCAGTACGCTCTTTGCCATCACCCAAGTTCTTCAACAAAGCAATTGCTTGCACGTACCGTTCTTGGTACATCTGATACATAGCATCCTCTGGAGAACTCTTCATGTAAATAGCTGCTTCACACAAAGTGCCATACAGCAAAGCTGTGCTGAAGTTATCGCCCAGCCATGTTGTTGTGGCCGTGACAATAGACTCAGGCTGATAGAAATACTGTAAGTTTGTAACTAGCGCAGCACTGGGCGTAGGCCCAAAGATAAACTGCAACCTAGTGACCGTAGTGGCAGGCCCGTTTAACGCATAGTATTTAGGCGTGCCGGTGGTGGTAGGGTTTGGATACGCCTCTTGCATAAAGTTTGGATCTTTATTTAGCAAGTAGATGTAGTTACCACTAGCGTCAATGACAGCAAATGAATACACCGATAACATATCGGTAGGGGCATCAAGCGTTTGAACACCGCTTACAAGTGGTGTTGATGATGATTTACGTAAGTTGGCAAGCTGCACCGTGTTATAGATGCGCTGCTCCGCCTGCTGAATCATTGTATTGATATCAGTAGTGTCGAAAGTGTTCTGCGTGTAATCCGTTACCGCAGTCACCAACTGTGAGTAATTCATTGCCGTCATTTAGACCTCAGGCCATAGGGCCACGTGACATAAAGCCTTTGGTGGCAGCGCCTGCACCGCGCATCTTAATGCCAGTTGTTTTGACTTTTTCATCACCAGCAGACTTGCTGATGTTCCCGACAGTCATGTCGTACTCCTCAAGCTTGCTACTGTTGGTAGGCTTACCGGGAGTGGATGAGATTGTTTCTTTTTTACCCATCATGGTGTGTGGCGTAGCATAAACTTTGGCATCACCAACTTCTTTACCCATCATTTTTTTACTAAATGTAGCCATGATGAACCTTATTTTTGGTTATTGGCGCGAGCCATGTTGCGACCTACAGCACGCATTTGTTGACCAGTAGGGCCACCTTTACTGCTTTTACCGCCACGAGGGTTAGGTGCAGTTGGGCCACTATTAGCCATTACGTCAACAGATGTTTTGCCTTTTTTAGCAACACCGTCAGCAGATTTTGTATATGCCATGTTTAAACTCCTAAGATATAGTTACTGTACCAACATTTGCTCTAGAAACCAAGTAGTTTGGAGTTAGAACTGTATCAAATTGACTAGCTCCACCAACTGGCCGCCAGCCCCATTGAATGTCTCGACTACCACCCGTTGGGTAACCTGCATTGTTTACACCGGCAGTCACATAAGTTGTGTCTCTGCGGGGGTTGCGTAACGCTTGTGGATCATCAACTGGGAACGTTCCTAACATTAACTGCGGGTGATCTGGATCCCAGCATTCTGGGCAAACTCTAAGCTCGTATTTACGCTGCTTAATGATCTCAGTTTTAAGCTGCTTTAATTTGTATCGCTGGCCGCAACGATCACACTCGGCAATCGCCCGTATGCCGTTTGCAAACCGATTACCCATTAAGTGCTCCCACCAATGAACATCTGACGTGGCACAAAGCGGATTGCAGCCTTCTCACGGTCTTCGGATGCTGCCAAGTCCCATGCTTCATCGTATTGCTGCTTAAGGATCTGGAGGCGTTCAGTACCACCTTTAACCTTTAAGGCAAGGTAATAGGCCAAACCTGCAACCATGCAAGGCAAGAACCGGAAAGGCACATCCATGGTGTTTACACCAGTACCAGCGTCGTCTATGCGGCGCAAACGCCAATACACAAACGTGTAAACGGGCTGCAATGCCGTACCCTGATCTGGCACAGGCCAGACAGTAATTCTCGGGGTTTCCTGCCGACGCTCAATCCATACTTGGATTGGTCGTGCTTGTTGCAGCTTGTTTGGAATTGTTGCGTAAGTAGAAACACTAATACGGGTAATGGTCAAGTCAGCTTGAGTGGAAACGCTTCCGGCTCCAGTTCTAATAACTTGCTCCAACAAATCTACGGTGTCCGATGGCAAATCATATGTGGCTGTACCTTGAACCAAAGGAATAGTCCCTTGCTCAAATGTCCACATATTGATGCCACGGTTAGCCCAGTCAGCAAATAACAAGTTTAATGATCTGCGTGCTGTACGCAAGTCATAACCCGTGCGCATCTCGGAACCAGCACGTTCAAATGCTTCCTCAACAATCTCTGTGAGGTCAAGATTAAAGGCAGTGGTTCCGGAGATTGCCATAGATTACCCCTCGGCTTGATCTTCTTCGTGGGTAAACTGCTCGTGAGGAACTTCATCTACAAACGCAGCAACCGCAGCAGGCGCTTCAGCAAGTGTAAGTTGTCCTTCAATTTTGGCAAGCAAAGCAACCAGATCAGCGTCTTCCACACCAAAGGCGCTTAAAAACTGAGCGGCTTTAGCACGTACAGCGTTAAGAACCAAAGTATCTTCATTAGCGGTTAATGTAAGTTGTGACATATCAATCCTTATTTTGCAGTTTTTGCAGAGTTAATAAAATCTTGGGCAGTGGGAGCGCCCTTCTGTCCGGGCTTACGCATCTTTTCTTTAGACCCAGCGGCTATGCGCTGTTTCTTGGCATTAATGTTGGCATAAAGGCCAACAGGGCCACCTTCAGCATACTGAGTAAAGTCAGTGTCGTCCCGACGGGCTTTTCTTTTACCGCTGGGCATTTTGCTTGGGGATATGGCTCCCATACCACGGCTAGGCATCATACAAACTTACCCCGTGTTTTACCTTTGGTGGCACAGCCGTCTGCACGGCTAGAAGCAGTCATACCGCCTTTGGCCATTTTCTTAACGGATGCACCATCAACATCTTGAGGAACAGGCATACCCTCACGAAACACTGTATCTTTGGGTGGAGGAGTTCTTTTAGGCGCTGGAGCTTTAGGCATAGGCTTTTTAGAAGCTGGAACGCCTTCAGGATCTGTTGGCGGTTTACCCATTTCAGCAGTGTAGATTGGATCAGCCATAATAGTTCCTTAGCAGATTTTGCAACGAGTCTTGCCTTTAGAGGCAATACCGTCAGCACGTTTAGACACTGATGAAACCATTCCACCGGAGGCATACTTCTTCATCTTACCGCCACGCTTGTAGCCAATTGCGCCACCTGTGGTATCAGACTCATCCAATCCTTTTTTCGGTTTTTTGACAAAGTTAGATTTAGTTAACTTGTCATAGGCTTCAGCAGCTTTTGCATCTTCTCTGGCTGGGCCGGTCAGGCTGCGATATGACGTAGACTTAGGAACTACGTCTGTTGCCTCAGAGGCTTTACTAGCTGAACGTGGGCCTTCCAGCAACTTGCGTGGGCCTTCTAAAAGCTTCTTAGGCGTATTGCCTAATTCCTTTAAATAGGGAGAAGCAGCTTTAGCTGCCTTACCAGCACCCATCATGTTCTTGGCCAGCTTGTACAGGCCGTATCCAGCACCAGCCGCTGCTCCAGCACCTAACAGGGCTGTTGGATCGTCAGACAAAGCTTTCTTGGCTTTTTCATTCATGCCAGCCGTGTCCAGCTTTTCAGCAGCAGATGGTTTGGCATTTTTCTGCGCTGTGTATGCAGCCAATTCTTCCGCTGTTGGGCCACGTTGGTTGCCAGTACCTACGGGTTTCGTGCGGTCAATTAGACTAGGCACAGGCGTAGGCTTGGTAGGCAACGAAGGTTTATTCATTACCTGACGTGTTGGTTTAATTGTTTCGCTTGTACCGGCAGCACCCATGCCAGTGCTAGGGCCAGTATCTGAGTACATGTCGTCAGACAAAGGACGTGAAGATGCGGCAGGAGCGGCAGGCATAGCAGGAGCAGAAGGCATGGGTTGGTTAACCGATACCGACTCACCGCGATCACGGCCACGACCAGCACCAAAGCGGTTATACGCTTCTGTACCGGGCTTATCAATATTACCCATGCGGATACGCTCAAAGAAGCCTACAGGCTCTTCTTTATTGGACATGTCCAAGCCACGCTGTTTGGCTGCGGCTTCTTCAACATCGCCACCTGCGTCGTAGCGTTTAAACTTCTTCATGGTTTTCTTGGTAGCCATATCCGCTCCTTAGCAGGCGTATCCGCCCTTGTTCATGGAAATCATTGTGCCCTTGGTTTTACCCTTGGTAGCACAGCCATCTGCTGAACTGGTATAACCACCCTTTGAAAGTTTGGTCATGGGCTGTCCTTTGTGCAAACGGCTTTCGTGTTTGTTTACCGCTTTTTGCATCATAGATTTGTCTTGTTTCAAATCCATCGCCATATCTTCTTTCATGTCGCTTTTAGCCATAGTGCCACCTTTTGAAAATTTACGGCCTTTATCAGCCGCTGAAAAGTCTTTGCCCACTGACATGGGCACTCCGGTCTTCTTTGCGAATGATGGGCTGTGAGCCACCGCACGCATGAAATCAGCTTGTTTTTTTGAACTACTTGGCATCATTATCCCTTTTGGCGAATAAGCTGGTCAATCTTTTCTTCAAGCCTATTAAACCGTTGGTCAATGTGGTCTGTAATGCGTTCAACTTCTGCTTGAGTAACGTTATCACGGGCAACCTCCTCGCGTGTTTTGTTTAGAAGAATGCTGATACGAGCAAGCTCCCTGAACTTTTCGTTCATCATGTAGCCAATCAAACCGACAAGAAATGTGAGGATTGTTGACCATACTGTGTTTAACTCTAACATTTCCAAGCTCTAAGAGATTTGTTGATGCGTGAGTCTGGGTCTTTGGCGGTCTTTGCGGATGTCAGCTTCGACTTCATGCCTTCCATCCTCGCACAGAAAGAGTCCTTGCGGGAGCCTCCTTCTGGCTGGGGCGGTTTCAAGTTCATACCTTGCTTTTTGGCGGAGGCTCGACCTTTGGCGTTCAAGCCGCCATTGGGGTTCTTGCCTTCCTTCCGCTGCCATGCTGGTGACTTGGCCATGACTTAAGCCTGTGCTTCTTTCCATGACAAACGAGCATTCACTGTGATTGCTGTAGCCGTCAAAGGAGTTACACACACATACAAAATATCAGGGCCGTCCGGGTAAAAACCTGCTTGGGCTGTTGGAATAGTGTTGGTTGTACCGCCACCCAAGATAGAGTTACCTAAGTCACGCACACCAGTTAAGTCCAATGTAGTCTGACCATTGGTATTGGTAAACGCAGCAGCTACAGATTCACCACCAATGACCGTAACAGTATTGGTAGTGTTTTGAGCAACTTGAGACAGTGAAGATGTATATGCTCCACCGGCTGTAGTAACAGGGGCTGTAAAGCCTCCGCTAAACGTACCAGTAGTAACACCATTCAAAACCAAGTTAACCAACAACGGGCCGGTTGCGTAAATACCTAGTTCAAACAACTGCAACTGCATACGGTTGATGATTTCTCGTACACCCAATAAACCAGTGATGCCGTTGTCTACCGCAGGTGCTACACGAATAGCCAACACAGGAGTCAACTGCGTCAGGGATGTGTTGGTTGTAAGCGGTGTTGTACCGTAGTTAAAGATCAACGATTTATCATCGTCAAATCGGCCATCCATAATTGCAGATGAACCCCAGTGCGACAGTGATGGCACAGAAGCTGGTGCAATCAACTCAACGGCAGTTCTTACATCACCGTTGGCAAATGCTTGCGCAGTGCCTTGTCCACCAGCCTGTGCTCTGGTCAAGCCATACAAAATGCCAGTAGAGGTAATGCCCGTATAGTTAATATACTCAATATTACCGTTTGCCGCAGCAAGTTCAACAGTCAAAGTAGCTGGTGTTTGTGCTGGCGTTGGGAAACCAGAAGCGTTATTTACCGTGATTGAAGACGGTGAAATGGTTGTACCAGATGCTTGGTCATCGGCAACAGTACTTGCAAAACCACGAGTACAACCAACCAAATTACCAGCACCAGAGGTAGTGGATGTAGTTGTATAGAAAATTAATTCATTACTTAACTTAGCAACACCACCACTTGCGTTAAACACGTTGGTTTCTGCAACTGGAATAGTCACATCATTAATTAAAATGTTGGCGCTAAGTGTTGTGGTAGACCCAGACAAAGGCGCTGTCAAATATGTCAATGGTGGAATGCCTGCCACTTCGTAGTGAGCAGCCATGTTTCCAGAACGCATATAAGCTTCAAACTGCCTATTGTTGTTCTGAATCTGGTTCACATAAGTAACCAAGCCGTTAGTGCCACGTATACCAAAACGAATGTAGCCTGCACCGTACCAAGAATAGTCGATGTACCACATCTGCATACGGGTCAAATCAAGGTTGTAACCTGATGGGCCTGTACCGTCGCACTTATCTAACCATTGAGATTGTGGAGTCTTGACATCAATTGTTTGTGAAGCAACTGCATTGGCAATCGTTGTACCGCGATACTCTGGGCTAACTGACAATGATGTATCAGAAGCAATCTGGACAACACGATACGACTGACCGCGAATCACAATAAACTGACCGGGCTGCAACTGAGTCAAAAACGCTGTACCAGAACCAGTGACCACAGCCGAATTATTGGTTACAGAAACTGTTCCGCTAATTTGATTGGTACTACTGCGGAGAACGGTATAAAGCGTTGTGCCGTCATACTCAAAGAACATACCATTCTGTTGGTCAAAGAAACCAATACGACTGCTAGAACCAAACCAAGTTAATGGGCTGACGCGAAATTGGCCGGTAGCGGTAACTGTATTGCTTGTACCAATAGTGTAGGTAAATGCGGTTGGGCTAGTAACCGAAGCTACAGTGTAATTGCCATTGAAATAACCTTGGTTACATCCAGCAACTTGAATGGTCGTACCAACGGTTAAATTGTGGTTATAGCGAGTGGTAACAGTAACAGTACCAGAAGCATTAATCAGTGAAGACACAAACAAAGCTGGCTTCAAAGAAGAACCTGTCGAAAACTGAATACCTTTACCAGATTGGTAACGGAAGTAACGACGGGTCTGACGGATCAACTGCTGGCTTGGGACTGAAGAGCCAGACGAAAATGCTACACCACCATCAAAAGAACGTGGCTCAACAAATCCTGATGGACGAGCGTAAATAACATTGTTGCCCGCAGAATTAGTTGGCGAACCTGAAGCAGAACCGTTAGCCGTAATAGTGAAAGTGTTATATGTAGGTACAGTTGCAACAACATACGCGCCATTTACTGCGGTTGCTCCGCCTGCAATTTGTGCTCCGTTTAAATAAACAAAACTACCTTTGTTTAAACCATGAGCATTTGTGGTTGTAACGGTTAGTACAGTTGTACTTGTTACTGCAATAGCATTTGATCCAACTTGTATTCCAGAACCAGAATAAAAATAACCAATGTACACATAAGTGCTGGTAGCGTTAAGGTACGCTGCACCGTTGGTTTGAGTAACCGTTCCGGGAGCAAAAACAACCGTACTTGTTGTATTAGTACCGCCAGTTACAACCCAACCCCAACCATTTATAGTTGAGTTCAATGAGTTTTGAATGTAAATAGGTGTGTTGTTGGCTATCGTACCTGTGTAGGTAATCGTCACCTGATCCGCTGTAGATGTACCAGTAATTGCAGATACATTGAGCGGAGCTTGTGGAATGTAATAAACGCTTGGGCGGTTATTTTGCAGGCAAATGCTTTCCCACTTGGTAGGCTGCGTACCGTATTCAAAGTCGGTATCAATCAGCGACTGAGGCGCAGAAATACGAAACTTCTGAACAGGGTCTGTTGCGGAAGGCACAGGAGAAAAGTATGGCACTCCCGTACCGGAATTCTGACTGCCACCAACGGGCAGCGATTTGTTTGTTGCCGTGTCTACGACTGTCCATCCACCTGACATACGATACTCCTTAAGAATTAAAGAAAGGGGCCGAAGCCCCGTTCACCACATTAATCAAAGTTACCGTATGGGTAAGTTGTAGTAGTACCGATATTGCCATCAGGCTGGATATAACGCAAGGTGAAGTAATAAGTTCCACCAGTAATAGCCACGTTAGTGCCGTTGATTGAGGCAATTGTAAACACAATCTGCGACAAGTTGGCCAGACCATTAGCCTGAACAATATCTGTTGACGTAGATTGTTGGTTAGCCAACTGAGTTACAGTAAACGCATTAAATGACTGACGACCCACTGCTGGAGAAGTCAACACGGCTGTTTGTGCATAGGTGCAAGTACCTGCGGCGGCAACATAATCATTGCTGACGTTAACTTGAATAGAGGTTAATGAACCGCTTGTAAAAGTGGTAATAACGCCAATGTCAACAAAGATGTCAACAATCTTGCTTCCTGTTGGAATGTACATTACAGCACCGCGATACACGGTTGCTGCGTCAGCAGGAACAGTAGAAGCGGTTAAAACTGTAGATAAAGAGTTTGGCGTGTAAACAGTTGCTTGGGCATTAGGAATGCCGTTTGATTTAACAAATACACCGGCAGAAGCACCACCATAACCTGCTGTATTAGCAGTGGTATTTGCAATGTTTAACGCTGTGCTTTGCGCCAATTGAGCGTAACCTACGTTACGGAAAGGGCCAAAACGGTTATCGCCCGAAAGAATTGGGCCTTCAAATGTGGAACGTGCCATGACAAATAGTCCTTATGCAAAAGTAACTCTACCAATCGTTGCATCGTCTGCTGGGGCAGTCCGGTAGAGCCAATCACCCAGTTAAAAGAAATATACACCAAATAAAAATAAAAGCAACAAAAAAGGGGGCCGAAGCCCCCTTTTTCTTTCGGTCGTTTAGAACGAACCAGATGAGCCAAAAATGCCCAAAGGATCGGATACGCCGAAGCTATAACGCTCACGAGCTTTATAGCGAACGTTACCTGTATCGAAGTCACCGTCCATGCTGTTAGCCAGCGGTGTACGAATGAAGTGTTTCAGGCCGTTAGGAACGTCTGTTGTCAGGAACCAAGCGTTGGTATCTGTCAAATAGTGATTGACAGTGTAGCCATCGGGAATGGAACCGTTGTTCTTCAAAGCGTTAACGTCGTTGTTGTTTGTACCAACGCGCAACTCGGTTTCGAGCAGGCGGGTAGCAACGAACATCAATGCTGGAGGAATGATCAACTTCTTAGGTTTAGCAGCAATCAGCAAACCACGCTCATCAGTCCAAGCTGCGATCTGAATTACGGCATTCTCAAGAGAAGTCTCGTTCAGGTCAGTCTGGGTAGAAGGTGTGTTGCTGTTTGTACCACCAGAAACCAAGGGGTGTGCTGTAGAGAACAAAGAAACACCGTCGCCGTATGTAACAGCGCCAGAGAAACCATTGTTCAAAACTGCGGCAGCCTTGACTTGCTTGGTGTAAGCCATACCACGGGCCAAAGCCTTGGTATAACGTGAAGACAAAGAGTCATACAAGTTATCTTCCACAGCTTCCTCTGTGATGGCAAAGCCCATCGCAATGGTTTCGTGGTTGTAACGTGCTGTCCATGCTTCCTGTGCATTGTCATAAGCGATGGCAGAGCCCTCGTTTTTGACAGGAGCAGCAGAGAAACCAGACAGTTTTGTCTCTTCTTCAAATGAACGCTCAGAGGTTTCAGTTTCATAAATTTCTTTATGTTCTTCACCGTAACGAGCGTACTCCAAACCGAACAATGCGTTCAAGCCGGGAAGGAGTTCTTTAAGTAGTTGTGCACGTGAAATAGCCATTTTGAGTTACTCCTTAGACGTTAACCGCTTGGTTAGTGTTGTTATAGTACTCATGGATACCAAAATTGAATTTTACAATTGCTTCTTGGTAAATCGTGAACACCATAGTGCTACCGGCGGGGATGGTAATACCTGTAGAGGCAGTACCTGTGGGTGAATTGACTGTCGCGGCTTGTGCGTTGATAGAGATTGTCTGTGAACCAGTGCCTGTAACAGCAGAAGAAACACGTGAACCTGTACCGACATATTGACCGTTTGAAGCCAAGTAACCAACGTCTGTACCCAATGGCAATGTTCTGGTCAGACCAGTACACACCAAGCTAGTACCACCACCACCGCTAGACAATGTTGCGTTAGCAACAATGGCTGTATCTGGCACTAAGTCAACAATGCGGATAGGCAAAGTAGAAGTAGCGGCTGCTGTAGCAGCAACGATACCGTTGGAAGAGTTACCTGTGTTGGTATTACCAGCCAAGTTAGAACCTTCACAGTTCATGCCGACATCAGAACGAGCGATAGAACCGATAGTTGTACCACCAGCGGCAGTAACAGCAGCCACACGGAACAATGTATCAGGATCGTCAGTAACGATAGCAACTGCATCACCAGCCAAAGTGTTAGCTGGCCAGAATTGGCTAAAGCGTTTCTGCTTGGTGACAGGATCAGTAAACGTGCAGCCCAAGAACACGCCAATCGTACCGTTACCAGCAGAGCCAGTAATGGCGCTACCGCCAGTGGTAACAATTGAACGTGTAGCAAAGCCACGCGATTGACCTACGATATCACCGTAGAAGATATTAGTGCCAAAGTTGTACTGGATCGGAATGTTCCGTGTTGAGCCAGCAAAAACTTGACCACCAATCAGATTAATGGGTTTAAACCCATAGGGGGCATCGATAATTGGATATGCCATTTAAGACTCCTATTGAAATTAAATACCTTTACCGAAAGTGACTTCGCTTCTACGTTCTTTAAACATAGGCATACGAGGATCATTTTCGCGCATGTATGTGTTGTCCACCGACTGCATCTGCGCATCAGTTTGTTTCTGATAATACGCAGACCGCTGTTTTTGGAACTCCACAGGTGTTTTGCAAAGCATCAAACCACCAATTTGAACGCTGTCTGGGAATTTCCCTTCGGAAGTGCCAAACAAACGAATCTCAGGATGATTGGAAGCTTTAACTGGTTCCCAGCCTTCGCGTAATTTTCCGGAAATATTGGTTGGATCGTCTTTGCCAAGAGATGCGATACGAATCCAGCGGAAGACATAGCCTTCTTCAGGAGTTGGATCGGGTAAAAGTGCAGGAGCCGACCAAGACGTAGGTCGGGCAAAACTTTCACGAGACTCTGTAGCTCTTTTTTCACGAATTTGTTCAGCCATTTTCTTTCCTTCTTAATACCGAAACTTCACGAGCATAGCGTTCTAACGAAAGACCTAGCCGTTTAGCGATAGCCACTTCTGATGGCGATAATGTGACCTTTTTAGGGGCAACACTGCGCGTCGCAGAAGCAACAACATTTGATTTCCTGCGCTGCGTCGTATCAGCGGCTTCGTCGGACTCAAACTTATCCGGGAAGACTTGACGCAATCTACCGTTGATGCGTCTGTAATATTCGTCACTCTGAGGATCCATGCCCTCATCGTTAACCAGCTTTTCATGCACCGCCAGCGCGAATCCGGTCATTTCCTTGTCAGTACCGAACCATTTATTGGTTTTTTGCCATTCAACAGCTTTGGTATCAACACGGGGTGCTTGCTGATATTGGGTTTGTACAGGAGTTTGTTCCTCTTGTAAAGGGGCAGGTTTAAAATTGTTTACACGCTCCAATTTCATCTTGGCAGTCGTTAAATCCTCCTGAGCCTGCACTAGAGCATCTGCGTCACCCGCTTCGTATGCTGCTTTGTACTGGTCTTTGGCTTCTTTAACTTCTTGTGCAACAACCCGTTTAGCCTGCTCTAACAGAGCACTTTGACTGGTATGTACGTTGTTTTTCAGTTTCTGATTTTCTTCATAAACTGCTTGTGCAATGCGAATTGCCTCTTCTTTTTCCCTAATCGCGGCCTCTTTGGCCCTGCGTTCGTCGTGATAACCCTTGGTAAATTCACGAAGTTTGTTGCGATCACGCTTGGAATAAGTGGCTAATTCCTCATCTGTTGGCTCTTGAGGAGGGGTTTCCATGGGCGCTCGACCCCTGTCTTCCTCCGGTGTATCGTCAACAATCTCTATTTCTGGTTCGTCTTGAATTGACTCTTCAGGCTCAGGTTCTACTACCCGACTGCCTAAACGAGACTGTTTTTCTTCAACTTCATCAGGAAATTCAAATTCTGTTTTTTCAATTTCAGCCATATTTTTCCTTACAGGTTAGGGCGTTGGATGCCACGGGGATCTTGAACAACAGCTTCAACACTGTCGTCGTTGATTAAACGCCACTCAGTTCCATGGATTTTCATCCTTGTGCCACTGTTTGGACGAGTAATGATGAAGTCCCCAACCTGACAAGAAGGCCCAGAAGGAAAACGTTTTTCATCTTTAAAAGCATCCGG